TCTTGCTGCCCGATAACAAAGTCGCCCGCCTCCTGACGCCGACCATCCGCCCCTCCGGCGACAACTACAACCTCCGCATCGACGGCCGTACCCGCCAGTTTACGCTCGAGGCCATCAAGGCTATCATCGACGGCGCTGACCCGGCCACTGTCGGCAACAAGTAATCTCCCACCATGAGCACCACGCCCAAATCCCAAAGCCCCACCGCCGACCTAGTCGCGGCTCTCGCTGAGCTCGACAATATTAAGCCAAATAAAATAAACCCTGCGTATAAGGCAAAATATATCACCCTCGACCTGCTTCTGGATTCGGTAAAACCGATTCTCTTCTCGCACAACCTCGCTTTGATTCAGACGCTTGTAAGCGAAGAGAACAAGATTGGCGTGGCTACCGCCTTCCTCCATGCCACGGGTGAGCGCTTTGATTTTGGCCGGCTCATGATCAAGTCCGATGTCATCGACGCTCAGAAGATTGGCGGGGCTATTACTTATATCCGTAGGATGAGTATCTGCACAGCCTGCGGCGTAAGTGTCGACAACGACTCGGACGGCAACGACCTTGTGGCGGCTCATAGTTTCCGCTCCGCAGCGGTTCAGCCGGCTCTTAGTCAGACCTCCGCCGCTGTTGCGTTTAATCCCCCCACCCCTCGCCCGCTGACCAAATGAGCAACCCCAACGACCCCCTCGACCCGATGGCCTTCCTCAATAACGCGATCGCCAACGCCCACGCCCAGAACGAACTGCTCGCGGCCAACGCTCGAATCCGTCAGCTCGAAGGCCGCCTCGAGGCTATGCGTGAGGCCGGCGACGCCATCTGGTACTGCGTCCGCCACGCCCAGACCATCGGCCCAGACGAACTTGTCGAATCCCTAGACGGCTGGCAAGAAGCCCGCAATCATGGCTAAGGCCAAGTCTGCTGCCGAAGCCCGGGCAACCCCTGGGCTAAAGCTTCAGACACCCTTGGAAGCCAACAAGACCGACCTCCGCCTACTCTCCGACGTTGAGCGCTGGAAATACCTTTTCAGCCTGAACGTCTGGAAGCCCTCCACTAAATGACCCCTATCCCCGCTGGCATCGAACGCATCGCCCGCACCGTCAATGGCCAGTACGCCCTGCTTCTCCTCCTCGACGGCTACCCCTATGTCGAGATGACCGCCCGCAAGCACGCCGACTACCTCTCCGACCTAGGCCTATGGAAGCGCAAGACGCACCCGTCCCTGGCTAGATCACAAGTCCATTCTTTACGCTCGCTCCCAGTGGAGAGATTAAAGAACTTACCTTTAACCGATGACCAACCGAGATTATCTGAGGAACATCCTGACTCAACTGGCCGGCGAAGTCGCCGCCCTCCGTCCTACATTGTATGACGCTCGAGGCGTTCAGTCCGACGACCTAAACAATCTCCATAACGCTATCAACGCGGCCTCGGCCGAACTTGATTTGCTGGACGCAGATAACATCGAAGAGGCTTATCACATCAAGCCCATCTACGACCGCCTCAAAGCCGTTGTCGCTCATGAGCGTGTCCTCCGTAATCAGCTCGACCGCGTGGCCCTTGCCGCCGACAACGCCATCGACCTTTGCAATCTGCTTTCAGCGCACGTCGAAGAAGCCAATCCGGGCGACGACGACGCTCTCTAATTTCCACCACCATGCCCCAAATCCACGACCGCAAAGAATACCGCGCCTTGCCAGCGCTTAACCAGTCAGCCGCGAAGCACCTCTTGGTCTCCGCCAGCCATTACCAGGCTTACATCAACGCACCGCACGAAGAGACCAAGGCCTTGCGCTTCGGCACCTTCGTTCACTCGGCCATCCTGGAGCCTCACACGCTCAACGACCTCTACGCCACCGCCCCAGATTGCGATCGGCGGACTAAAGAGGGAAAAGCAATGTGGGCCGATTTCTGTGAGCACAACGCCGACAAGACCATCCTCGACGCGGAAGAATCTGCCACCGGGCACCTCGTCGCATCGTTCGCTCGCCTTGCGCTGAAACGCCACGGAGTCACTTTCGACGAGACCGAAGTCATGTACCACGTCGACTACAACGGCATCCCCCTGAAGGCTGCCATCGACGGCGTGGCCGGCGACTACCTGTGGGACATCAAGACCACAGGCCTAGGCGAAGCAACTCCCGCCGGTATGCTTAAAAGCATCCGCAATTATCGCTATAATTTGCAGGCCTATTGGTACCGGCTCGTTTACGAAATTGCCACGGGCAAACGCCCCCTCGGCTTCCGATTCCTCTTCGTCGAAAAAGAGCCCCCGTTCGCAACGGCAATTTGCGAAGTCGGCCCTGAGCTGATGTCCTGGGCCGTCTCCGACTTCGAGAAGGCCGTCAACCTGTACCGCGATTGCACGGCCTCCGGCGTCTGGCCCGCCTACACTGACGAGATCCAGGTCATCGACGTCAAGACGACCTCGACCGCAACCCCCATCACCTTTGCCTAATACCATGGAACCCAACAACGACCGCCCCCCGCTGACGAACATCTCGACCAACGGAACCTACAAACTGAAACTCATCCGCCCCAAGGGCACCGACAAGGTCAAGGTCTGGGAAGACGGCACGGCCTCGGCCCGCCTCTTCTTCGTCGACGACAAGGGCTTCTGCCTGTCGAAGAACTTCTCGACCAAGTACGGCAAGGCGCTTGCTATGCTCGTCGGTAAATTCTCCGGCAAGTTTACCAGCGAGATTCGTCTGGATGCTACCCCTGCCGAGTACCTCCAGTACCTCGATCCCGCTTGCGGCCAGACCCTACTCGTCGGCGTTGAGTGCGAAGCCAATGGCGAATACAACGGCAAGGCCCAATACAAATACAAGCTGTCGTATCCCAAGGGCTCCCAGAAGCCGGTCGTACCTGACGCGCTGCCGAACCCCGAAGACGTCCCGTATTAAACGTCCATGACCGAAGAACCCACGCCCATGGCCGCTCCGACTCTCGTCCTGATCTGCGGATACGCCAGGGCCGGGAAGGACACCCTGGCTTCAGGAATCCTTGAGTGGGCGACAAGGCCTTCGCGTAAGCAGTGCTTCGCAGACCACCTAAAAGATGCGGCGAATGACTATCTCATGAGCTTAAACCTCCAGGGCGACTTTCACAACGAGACCTTTAAGATTCAACATCGGGATTTTCTCGTCGCCGCTGGCCGTCTAGCCCGGTCAATCGATAAGGACATCTTCGCCAAGAACCTTGCCTACTATTGCCCGATCCAGATGACGCCAGGGGAGCAAGCGCCTGAAACGGTCGTATGCAGTGACTGGCGATATACGAACGAACTTGTCGTGTCCCAAGAAATTCTGCACGACCTCGGCTGGAAGGTCCGCACGGTCTACGTCTCGACCGCCGGCATCGGCCCCGCCAACAACGAAGAGCTCGACAGCATTCTGGAGATCCGCGAGAAGTACGCCTTCGACCTCGAGCTGACCTTTGCCCCTAACTCTCGAAATGCCATCATGCAAGAAGGGCGCTACATCGCAAAGACGTGGCGACTTTGACCATGGAGGAAAACCTGTCACTCGACGAGCGTATCCAATGGGCTCTTCGTGCCGGTCTTAGCCAGGAGCGAATCGACTTCCTGTTGGCTTGCCCGAAATACACCCGGGCAGGTCGTGACGGCCGCGACCCAATCATCAAGGCCGAGAACCCAAACCATCACCTCCAGAAGCTCGGCGACTGTTGGTGGTTCCGCTTGCGCCGTCGTAAGCACGACATCCTTCAGAACGTCGGGGGCGACCTCGAGACCGCCCGCCGGCGCCGCGACGAGATGCTCAAGGCCTATGACCAGGGCTTACCCATTCCTACCGAATAACATGTGCACAAGAGAAAGTAAAGGGCTTGCGATTATGGCAGCTAAATTGGCCGCTTATACGGACATTACCATAAATGAAGCCGCAAGAATCCAGGGGGTTCAGCGTCGCTCAATAATCTGCGCCGCTAAAAGGTTAGATATGCAGCTTATGAAATGCAGAGCCAACAGGCGCCTCATGCGTAACAAAGGATTTTACTATTTCAGAGTAAGGCACGCAAGTCTTACTGCCTTATGGAAACTGTCTGCCGATATACATCAAGCGCGTGATCTAAGGGACAAGCTTGAATCATTTTTTAAACTACTATGAGTATCATCCGATGGATAGCCGCCGGCGACAATCACGGTCATCACGTCTGCAAAGAAAGTGAGGAAGCGCTGGCCGTCCACATCGGCCGCTGGAAACCCACGGTCAGAATTCTAATGGGCGACTGCTTCGATTTCGGCGCGTGGCGCAAAGGTGCCTCGACCGAAGACCAAGAGGAAGGCATCGAGGCCGACCTCAAGGCTGGCAATCACTTCATCCGCAAGGTGCTCAAGCCGACCATCTTCATGCAGGGCAACCACGACATCCGCGCCGAAGAGCAAATGCTCTCGCGTAACGGCGACCGGGCTGACAACGCCCGCCGCGCCGTGCAGTCCTACACTGACTCGCTCCAGGCTGTCGACTGCCGCGAGATCCACCGCTACTCCGTCAAGGGCAAGAGCCCGAAGGACGTGAACCGCTTCCGCGTCGGCAAACTCACCGGCACTCACGGATTCAAGACTGGCGTAACGGCCACCCGCGAGACTGCCCGAACCCTAGGCCGCCCAGGAGATGTCGTCATTCACGGGCACACGCACGACTTTGCCCTCTGTACCATTGAACACCTCGAGGCCAACATCGTCGGCGTCTCGTCAATGTGCCTGATGGACATCAATAAGGCTGAATACGCCCACCGCCGTCTAGCGACGACGAAATGGTGCCAAGGCTGGCTACATGGGGTCATCGATGAAAAGACCGGCGACTGCAAGGTCTGGACCGCTCACCGCTTCCAGGGCAAGTTTATCTGCTCAACCGCTTACGACCTGATCTGATGCGCGTCTCCGATTTCATCAAGGCAGTCGTAAAAGAAACGCCTACGCCAGAACCGCGTGCGCAGCTCGACGACGGCTGGATAAAGACAATGGACCTCCTGCCCCTGATTGGCATAACTAGTCTTGCCGGTGCCCGCCCTATACTCGCCCGCCTAGTCAGGTGCGGCTTCGCTAAAGAGAAGCGGCAAGGCCAGTGGAGATTGAGTTATAAACTGTCGCCTAAATTTAAGACCTGGGGCGATGCCCACACTGCTTCCATCTTGGCCGAGCGCTTTAAAGCCCCCCGCGGATGGATCACCCTAACCCAGTACGCCCGCAAGCACCGGCGCACCGTCCGCGGTATCCAGTACCGCATCGACGGCACAGGCATTGACTGGTGCGTTTACAAGACACCCCGCCCGGTCTGCCACTACCGCGAGTCAGACATCAACCGCATCCTCCGCCGGAGTTAAAACATTTGACGCAGGGCATCCACGCCCCCAAACACCCAAACCTCTCTTCCCATGATCCCGCCGAATAACGTCGCCGCGGAACGCCACCTCCTCGGCGTACTCCTCCGTGACGCGCTCCCCTTCCCGCCTGACCTTAAGGCCTCCGACTTCTTTGACGGCACGCACGTCGACATCGTGGCGGCCATGCTCTCTCTCGCCGTTGATGGCATCCGCGCCGACGAGCTGACCGTCACCCAGAAGCTGCGCGAGATGAAGTCGCCAGTCGAAGCCGGCACGGTCTCGCTTCTTTCTACCGATTCAGGGCTTTCCGAATACCGTCAAGAGCACGTCGACCTGATCGCAAGCGCCGCCCTGCTCCGTCAGGCCTCCGACGCCGCGGCCAACGCAACCGACGCAGATACCCTCCTCGAGCACTATGCCCGCCTCTCCGAACAGCGCAAGGCCGCCAGGGGCGATAAGGACATGGGCGAATGGTTTGACCTCGAAGCCCTGGACAACTTCAACCCCCTCGAAGACAAGACAGTGCTCGTCGGCAAAGCCCGCCGATGGCTCTGCGAAGGCTACGCCGTTTCCATCGTCGGCTTCTCCGGCACCGGCAAGTCGTCGCTTATGATGCAGATCGCAACAGCGTGGGCGCTCGGTCAGTCCGTCTTTGGTCTGGCTCCCGTGCGCGCACTGCGAACCCTTATCCTGCAAGCCGAGAACGACTTTGGAGATTGCGCCGAGGCTTGGCAGGGCTCGACCATCAAGATGACCGAAAGCGACAAGGCCAAGCTACGCGACAACCTTGCCATCGTTCGCGACTCAAAGCACATCGGCAGCGCCTTCCCTGAATTCCTCGAGAGAC